CGTATTCACCGACGTATGCACCGATATCAGCAACCACATCGGTCTCGTACAGTTCAACGGTCGCAGCCTCGGTCATCTTGTTCGTGAACGGTTTACCTGCACGTTCGGAAATAAAAGCGTAGTGACCGCCAGTGACCCTTGACCTTACGTATTCAGTTTTCAATTCCACATTAATTCTCCATAATTAGTAGATTCGTAATTATATAGCATATTATAACACAGGCGGATCTTACTGTAAACCAATATTTGACCAAGTCTTTAGTTTGTCACGCTTTGCGTCCATGTGCTCAGTTAGCATATTTGCGTCGATAATACCCTTCTGACCTAGAATTTCAATCATACAGATAAGATCACCAATCTCCTTCTCTATCCTATCTTTGTCAGTATCATCAAACCGAATTAGCTTCGAAGCCTCCTGAATCACCTCGGAGCACTCCTCCATAAGAATGACAAGGATCTCCTCTTGTTCAGACATCGTATTCATCGTCGCGTGGAGTAAGATTGTCGTCGACATCAAACCATTCGAATATCTCGTTCATCACGGCTTGAATGATTGTGTCCTGCATTTGCTCAGGGTCTGGATTATCCGTATGCTTATACGACCGATGGTATCCATACTTGACACCATTCTCGACCGCCTCGGCAAGGATTGTATATGTCTTAGGTTTTAGGCTCATGAGAAAAAGTCCTCAAGTGTTTGCTTGTCCTCGGTCGACCAACCTACCGCTTCGAAGATAGGCTCAACCGGAGCAAGGAAGGTTTTCTGAAATTGTGTATCGTAGTCAATATACTTATGTAGCTGTAACTCAGGCGGCAGATAATCCGGGAACGCAATGATGTTCTCATGGATCGGATTCGGCATCTTGAGGTAACAGAATTTGACCTTGTCACCTGCCTTGACCTCACGATACCGCTTGTCGATACCACGATCCTTAATCCAGTGATTATATAGCAACGCACCGCGGACATGGATCGGAGTGCCTTTCTGATAGATTGCAGATCCAGAACCCAACCATTTGTCGATATCAGAAATACCACGAGGTGCAGATACGTCCTCGGGTGATAGATTAAAGAAGTATGACTTGAATTGCTCGACAGCTTTCTGCGTGTCATTCTCCGATCCGTTGATAATGACCTTGAAAAGCTCCTTCAGCGCAGTTCGCACCTCGGCTGGAGTCGACGATTTAATTGCCTCGATACCCATGATCTTGAGCTTGGGTTCGGAGTACCGTACACCCTCGTTATCATGGACGTTAAGGATATACCGCTTTTTGGCAGTCCAGATGCCACGGTCCGCAATCACCTCACGAGACATTTCCATCCGATTGGTGTAACAATTCAGTTTCTTGAACAGCGAGTCGTATGAGGCGGCAATAACACCTTCGAGCTTATCCTCACAGACTGAATTCAGGAAATCGGTCGGATTAGGTGGATTGAACTTATTGACCAGATCGCCCATATTGACGTACAGCGAATCAGTATCAATCGCGACCACATAATCCTTATTATCCGTGCCCAGAATCTTGTTCATAAACTGGTTCACAGCTCGTTCAGCCCATCGAATTGCAAGCTGACCTGATGTGGTAATACCCTCAGCCATAGGCATCGAGAAGTACCGAAAGTGCTGGTTACCCATCGCGCCATAAAGTGAGTTCAGAAGAATTTTAATAGCCATCTGCTGGTTTTCTAGCTGAGTGATTTCCTTCTCGATCTGAATGATCCTCTGCTTATCGGATGGGTCAATGGTTTCTAGTTCTTGCTTCTTCAAGAGCATTTCCTTCTTGACCAACTTACGTTCGTCATAATACTGAACCACAATACCAGGTAGTACACCTTGATCCGAATTCGAGAACGTCGCACCGTTTGCCGCCATCGACACATCCCAGTCCGAAATATCAAAGTCGTCGTTGAGACAATAATCAACAGAGATGTTGGTCGGTCTGTAGCCTGCAGGTTCGAGAGTCTCAGGACTCATGTTCCATTGCACAATGATGGACGGATACAGTGAGTTCAAGTCAAAGGAGCAGACCCATTCGTACAGACCTGGTTTCACGTCCTTGACATAACCGCCAGGGTAATCGCCTTTGTGCTTTTCGGTTGACGGTGGAATCACTACGTTACGGTTCATGAGCTCTCGATAGATGATCGTATCCCATATCCGTGTGGTTCCCATGGTATCCGAATAGTTGACACCACCACGATATGCCATCGTCATTGCAAGTGTAACAAGACCAAGCTTGTCCTCGAGCCGCTCGATAAGCTCTACGTCCTTGATGTTGTAATCGATAAACTTCTGGAAGTCGTTTTCGTACAGACCGGCGAGCGTCGTGTACTCGTCGTATGACAGCTTGTTCTCGCCTAGGACAACATGCGCAACCGTATCGAGCCGATAGTTATCCAACTGACCATACGTATATGCAAACTTCTTGAACAGATCAAGGTAATCCATCTGCTGGATACCAGTCAGCTCGTATGCCATTACCGTCTTTTTCATGACACGGATCTGTTTCTGAGACACCATTCGCCATGGTGACATCTTTTTCATCATATCGTCACCAAGGACGCGATTGATCCGATTTACGAGATACGGCACGTCAAAGAACCGAGTGTTCCAACCAGTGAGGACATCAGGTGACAGACGCTCGGAATCCCAGTGATCGAGGAAGTTCAGAAGCAGCTTTGCCTCATCATCACACTTGATGTACTTTACGTCGAATTCGGATTGACTTGAGTCGTAATCCTTCAGACCCCAGACGTAATAGGTATCGTCGACCGAACTCTTGAGTGCAATCGACGTGACAGTATGCCGCGCCTCCTCTGGGAATGGAAACCCATCGGACGAGTCAACCTCGATATCGATTGATGTCACATTAATGAGTGACCGATCAAAGTTGATTGCCGATGGATACTGATCGTAGATAAACTGAGAGATAAAGTGCTCGTTGCCATGGATCTCGAAGTTATCGACCTCACCATATTTCTGGTAATAATCCTTGGCATCTCGCATTGTGTCGAACTCGACTGGTTCGACGGGCTGACCATATAAAGTACTGTAACCCGTCTCGGTTTGAGACGGAACATACAGCGTGGGAGAAAAGCGGATCTTGCGGGCTAGCCGCTCACCGCGTTCGTTGTATCCTCGGTAGAGAATACTGTTGCCATATCGATTGACCGATGTATAAAACCCAGTCGCCATTTACACCTCCACAAAAACAAGTAACCATTATATCAAAAACGAAGGAGGATGTAAACTAGATTGCGGTATTGATTTGCTGCTTCGGTGTCACAATTTTGGAAAACATGTTCTGGTACTGCGACCGAAGATCGTCGACAGGATCAGTCACGAACATGACATCTTTTTCGGCGATATCAATACCAGATGTAATACCAGTCGAATATGGCATAAAGGGAGCAAGACCAAGCTGATTTGCCTCGGTGGGAATGAGAATTGCAATATCGGTCATGTGATATACTGTACCACGAGAGGAAGTTGATTCACTGGTGACGGTGCAGATAAGCTCTTCACCGGTCGAGAGACGCATGATTTTAGTTTCAGGGGACATAATATACTCCATTGTATAGAGAGAAAAGAACCCCCGAGCAGCAGACGCTGACGGGGGCCGTGTTACCTAGTAGTAATTATTCGTTAAGAAGTTCTTTGCCCGAATGGATATCAATCTTCTTAGGCTTCTTGGACTCAGGCACAACACGCTCGAGCCAGATCTTCAAGAGACCGTTGACCATAGTCGCGTTCTCGACCTCAATCTGATCATTCAGTGTGAACGACCGAGCAAAGTCACGGAGTGCCAGACCCTGATAAAGAACCTCATCATTCTCGGATTCCTTTGCAGAACCCTCAACTGTGAGCTTATCATCATTCAGGGTAATTTCGATTTCCGATTCACCGAATCCAGCAACCGCCATTTCAATGACGTATGTATTTTCATCCGTCTTACGGATATTATACGGAGGGTAGTTCGGAATGTTTTTAGCCATCTGATCGTGCACTCGGGACAGCTGGTCGTACAGCCGATCGTATCCCACAAAGAACTTATCAGTGCCCTTGAGCGCGTCGTTAAAGATGGACGTAGTTGGAAATGTAGTCATAGTGCTTCTCCTTTATTAAGCGAGTTTTAAAATTGGATCCCATTAAGGCGATCCGGATATATTTATAACAATTAGCGGTCAGCTTCGGTAAGAATCCTATGCGTGCCGTTCTCCCAGTTCTCCTTTACCTTCAGAGCCTCTTGCGCATCACGAACGGTTCTCGTAACTGTCGTGCCATCTTCTTGAATAAGTGATACGGTATAATAAGTTGTATCCATACCCTCAAGGCGATT